GTCGGGGGGTCTGATTTGCGCGAATTGACTATTTCGTGACGTTCGTCTTAGGACGTATATATTCTCTTTAGTTATTTTAGGTCGCGCGAGTCGCGTGCGATCCTGTTATAGGTGAAAAGTGTATATAGCTTAGTTTATTGTCAAGTCTCATGCGTCTCATGAGATCTTGACTATGAACGTTATAGTAACGGTTCCGTTTTATTTTTAAACCGCTTCGCTCTGTAGTCTCAGAGCAGAAATATCACAAACGTCTGGTATGTATTATACATATGAATCCAGAGTCCTAGGTATTAGGGAATATTTGAGCAGAGATGCTCGTTAAATATATCAGAGTGGAGACACTCTTTAAATATATCCAGCCACACCGGCTTTCAGGTGGCCTTAATCATCTGACAATGTTAGAAATAATAAGCATTGTAAAATAATTTATTATATAGCAGATGTATGTGTGTTCCGCCACACTTACTGCTTTACCAAAGCCTTCCAAAGAAGGATGACATCATCTAAGCTGAAAGAGACCTTAACCTTAGATGTATTACCAGTGGTCCCAAAGTCCGAACCCGGCAGCCTCCCATAATTTGGAGGAAGACGGGGGTATCTTTGTTATCAAGAGAGGGTGATAATACCCTGTCGTATTGATTTGTAAATAAGCTGGCTCAAAGCGTAATGAACTTTGAGTGTATAATGGCATGATGCGTGTGTATGCACAAACTTGCTCATAATCCAGATGGTGCATTATACATTGTTATTTACATTTCCGATTGATCAGTGGATCAACGTAAAAATTTACGATTCGAAAGTCCCGTAGAGGACGGAGTAAACCTTGGTACACCAGTTGAACAGAAACCTTTCCAAGTTCTACCACTTGGAGATGTTTCTGTTCTGCTGGTGTGGATATTGTGGACGTTTTAATTTTGATTAAAATGTCTAACAAGAGCCACACTAGCGGAGCAGAAGTGTCTCAGATTTGCCAAACAAATTTGTTTGAAGAAGATCAACTCGTTGATCTTAATAAGCTTTTCAGTGAAATTCGATTTCATCAAAGCAATGTGGGGTCCACACCACGTAAGGCATTGCCTTCGAAGTGGACAAAAGGAGATAAGGAAAAAACTTCAGTACAAAAGCGTGTCATGTTTAAAGAAGATTGGCATGCTCCGGATGATCGTGAC